CTGGATTGTTGGTAAAGACATTGCTCAACCGATTGCCGCCGCTATCGAACGTCGCTAACTGAAGTCCCTGCACCAACACCTGAATGCTGGGAATAGCGTTTCCGTTTGAAATGTTGTTCGGCACCACCACCGACATGAAGGCCATGCTTCCGTAGGGATCGCCCAATGGATTCCCCGAAGCGTCGCTGAAGTCGGGATTGAAATCGCCATTTCTGGTGCCCAGGCTAATGAGGTTGTACCAACCGGTAGCCGTCATGTTTTTCCCAGCGCTCCCGGCTGGGATCTCGACATTATTGACGATCACGGTCACCACGCCGGTGATCTGCCCTGCCCCCAGCAGTACTTCAAAATGTGTCAGGTTCCCGTCGTTGCGAGCCAACACCACAGGCGGCTGATACCATCCGGTGCCGTAGATCAGCGGAACATAGTCGTTATAGAGAGCCTGATTGGCCAGCGGTATGGAAACATGGGAGCCCTTCTCCCCGTAACTGCGGACCAGAATTGACGCGGGAACGAATTCGATTCCACCAAACCTGCGCGTGATGTTGTTCGCGCTGTCACGGTCGAACATCCCACGCTGCTGACATTGCGTCCGCGTGAAATCGCAGGTGGTGTATGCCGCGCCGCTGTTGAGATTTCCGACACCGCCGGTTTGACCCGCCGAATATCCGCAACGATAGAATGCCGAGAATTCGCCGGGCGCCCCGCCGTTCACTGCTTCCAGTCGTTGTGCGGCAGTTGCCGGAAACGTCCATGGACACCGCTTTTGAATACTCATCTCGGGGAGATACACCCGCTGCAGGTTCAACCGGTTGGTGAAGCTCAGCCGCAAGCTCGATTCAGTGGACTGGTCCGGGGAATTTGCGATGCCCCGGAACGCAATCAGGCTATCTGATGCGACTACAGCATTGATCAGGTCGAAAAATAGAAACGTGACAGTTAGTTGAGCGCCCTTCCAGCCGATATTTCGCTCGATGGGAGACAAGAACGAATCCGCGTTGGCCAGCGTGATGGAGAGCTTCGCCACTGCGTCCGTGGTGGTGTCCGGAGACGATTTTATTTCGAAAAGATTGTGCTTCAGGACCCTCGCCAAATAGGAATTGCCGTTAACTGTGACATTATGCGTGCTCCATCGTTCCACGTCGCCCGACTTCAGCGTGCAGTCGAATAGAAATAGTGGTGTCCCCGGGACCTCCAGTTCTTTCAGGCCGCTAATAGTCGCCATTCCGAACTACCTTCCTTTTCATCACCTCGGTAACCTCTGGCCGATATCGTCTCTCACGCCAACCTGCTCGTCAGGCTAACAGAACACGAATTCTGATTAGGCGCATCGGTCGTCCGCGTAAATGAGTCCGAGTTAAATCGAGTATTTGAGTAGACACCGGCCAAATCGGTTGTCTTCTTGTAGTAACCAGCCGCGGGCTGCGGTTCGGCCTGGGCTCCAAAAGCCACGATGCTGGCTCCCGCGGGCAACTGCAAGCCAAAGCTGATGCCGTCCTCGTGCAAAGTAAGGCTGTCTGCCTTGACAACTCGGGTCCACGAAGACCCGATTGTTAGCTGGGTGAGCGATTCCTGCCCCGTCGCCGACAACAGGATCTGAACCGTGGCGGGCGCAGCCGATCGCAAATAAATGCTGCAACAATACTGGAACCAGCTTGCACCGGCGATGCTCTGCACGATACGCTGTGTCGTTTGTCCAGTATTGGTGAGCTGCACAGCGCCCGTTCCGCCTAACGGGTCTGATATTCCGGTAGAAACGTGCAACAGCGGATCGGCCGTCCAAACCGGTTTGGTCCAGTCTTCGCTCCACTGCAGCAGATTGTCCATCGGATCGAGAAATGTGAACGTCGTCAGCTGCCCTTCCGTAGCCTCGAACAATGTTTCAAGTGAAGACCATTCAGCGTCCGTCAGATTCGAATATTGTAGTTGCCAACCCACCGCGGCTGCGCCAGGATCGCTCATCCGAATGCTGTCGCCCGAAGGAAGACTATTAGAAATCGTTCGTATAGTAGTGCTTCGGCTGATGGGAAACTGGCTTATCACGCCGGTACTGAACTGAGGATAGTAAAGCATTTCAGCCCCGATTCTCCACCACAGTTAAGGTCGTCTTCCCCTGCTCCGCGCTGCTCAGGGTTTCTGCCATCTCGTTTCCATCCAAGCTGCAATTTGGATAGACAGTGCCATCCCACGGATCAGTGAAACTGAAACTCTCCGCCGCCCCGCTCTGCGTCCGAAAGAATTCCCGGAGCATGTGCAACTCGGTCTCGTCTAGTAAGTCGAGTTGAATAACCCATCGGCGCAAGAATGCTTGATAGCCCCGAAATCTCTGCTCGGAACCGTCTATGAAGTGCACGATCTCGGTGGAAAACCCAGTCGCTCTTTGCGCTGGATATTGCAGCGTTGCGCCCGTCTTCAAAGTAGGAAAGTTACTCATGCTATAGATCCCCGATGACGTCGCTCAGCGAATGTGAGTTGAGCAGGGCGGCTTTCACCGCATTCGCGATGTCGTCGCTGTGGTCCAAGAACGACTGGCTGTCCATAGCATTTACTTGGACCGTCACTTGAGGCGCCGAATTCGCAGACTGAATTCGCGGCTGTCCGGCTTGTCCGGAGTCAACCGGCGCAATCTGCCCGCTGCCTGTAAGTCCAGCTTGATAATTAACCGGCGGCGGTAACATAAAGGGCGTTGGTGCAGTCAAGTTTTGGGTGCTGCTGCCGCCGAACAAGCTCATCAGGCCGCTGATGATTGGAGACAAGCCCGATCCGAGAATGCTGGACGCGATCCCGCCCAACGTGGATCCAGTACCGCCTCCGCTCCCTTTGGTCGTGGTGTTTTGCCCCAGCGCCGTCGTATTGTCTTGGGTCGCGCTGGTCTGGGATTGCTGAACTGACGCCAGGCTTCCAATCTGCTCCGCAAGGCTTGAGAGCCCGTTGTTGACGTCTTGGAGTGATCCCTGAGTTACTCCAGGCAACGTCCCGCCGGATAAGCTTTCCGTTGAGGAACTGGTCGATCCGCCCGCGTTCCCTCCACCCGCGGAAGTTACGGCCAATTGCTGTAGCACCTCTCCCGGTGACCGGCCTGAGGTCACGCTCCGTGGCAGCAGGTTCTCGAGCTCACCTCGGCTCATTGGGCTTCTCCGATCTCAGTTCATTCTCCAAAACAAAAAGCGCCTCCACTACACGTGCCGGCAGCCGGTACATGTCACCAGCTCCAATGAGTTTCCACGCGTGGAATTCCTCTAGCAGCGCGACACTTTCCGGCGTGATATATGAGGTTGGGCAACTCATCGTAGCAATCTGTCCTCGGGCCCAAATCACTTCCTCCGTGCCGGCCGCGGATTCACCCAACCATCCGCATCGCCGCTTTCTCTCCAAGCCACTCTTGCGGCAAGTGTCGCATTTCCACGCGGCTTGTTTGGCGAACTGGAAATGGAATGCGACAATCAGTTTTTTCTTTCGCCTTCGCTGAGCCCGCATTGCTCTTTGATGGCGCCTACAATTTCCCGAGTCAATGCATCCGGGCCTCTGTCGAGAAGCCGGTCCGCAGTGGCGGCTTCGCCGTCGATCGTCAAACCCGCGACGCTCACCAGTCCCCACGTCAGATACATCGCGTCCACCTCTTGCGCCAGAATGCTCCCTTCGATCTTCTCCTCTAACTTGCTGCCGGCTTCCAGAAATTCCGCCTTGCGGCTGATTTCTCGCGCGCGCCTGCTCAATTCCATCCGGCGGCCGAAGGAGATACGGTTGATGACGAATGTCACTTCCGGCATCGCCTTCGAGCGAACCATAACCACGCTCTCATACGACTCCCGCGCGCGCGCTTCGCCAACCGGGTTGTTCTTACGCTCCGTCCTACCCGAACGCGACAAAAAGTTCATCATCCACGCTCCCCTGCGCCCGGCAGTTCGGAAATTGCCACTGTTGCCGGGTCTCCGCGTCGCTAAACTCAGGCACCTCGGGAATTACACTTTTCATGTAGATGCCAAACAATTGCCCTTGCTGCTGGCCAAGTTGAATCATCACGCTGATCGGCGATTTTTGACGCGCTGCCTGGTAAAGAGCCTGCGTCGCCGCATCATCCTGCTGATACAGGCTGAAGTCCAGTGTTACTGTACGCAGCCCAGGTGAAATGGCGGATGGTAGAATTGTTCCAAATTCCCGCTGTCGAAGATCCACGTTATTGTTAAATGTGATTTGGGCCGCTGTCAGTGTGAAGAAGCGATTGGGCACGCTGCCTAACCACACTTGACCTAAGTGGCCGGGGACAATCGCATAATTGAGCGGAGCTAGAGTAGGCTCCGCGGGAAACGCTGTAAGTCCCGCTTGACCATTTGTAAAACTCGAAGTATCCAGCACATCCTGAGCTGGTCCCGAGAAATCAAATTCGTGAAAGTCTCCGTTGACTTTCAGTGTCAGTTTGTCGAGTGCTGCGCCGGACAGAATGCGCTGTACGGCGGTTCCCGGACTCCAGTAGTCGAAGATCGTAACGCTGTTGAGAACCTCCGCCGGTTGATAGGCAGCCGTGGGGCCAGTAGCCGAACTCGAAGCCGGCGCCACCGTGAAGGGGGCCTGCAATTGCACCGTGAAGTTGTCCACGATCGCGGAGACAAAGCGCATTTCGCCCCCGCTGGTAACCGCTTGTCCCGGAGATAGCCCGTGCGCGGCCGCGAATGCCACTTGTGACGAACTGGGCGTCCCTGCCACCGTTCCACCTCCGGATAACGCAGCCGCGCTGCCGAGACACGCTTGAAACAATGGCCCGTGGGCCGGAAGCGCCGTCTGATCTGCCCAGTTTGACATGTAGCTCTTCAGCACAAAGCTGGTGTCACTGCGCAGGCCGCTCGGATTGCCCAAAAACGTTCTGGATCCGGTCTTGTCCTTGCGCTGAGTCTTCTCGCGCTGTTGCTTGATGCTAAGGCTCACCGCCGGAATTCGATTCGCGGCCGCCACCGTCGCCGCATTTCCGTAGGCCTGCTCCACGGCGACGTAGTAACGATTGTCATTTGATAAAATGTACGACATATGTGATGTGTCTTCCGTGAACTTTTGACTCGATAATGTTGCTGCTTAGAGGAACGTTGTAGCTCTCAGCCTGCGGAGTCCGCACTGATATCCAAAACAAAAGACACCTTCGCGATCTGTATGAAGTTACGCCCACCCTGTTTCACGCCGCCGAATGCGACCTCATATTTGCCGCTGTAAAAGACGCCGTCACCCCAGTCTCCACGGTTGCTGTCCAGCACCTGTGTAATTGCATCGACGTACAACTGAGATTGCATTCCGACATCTTCCAGACGATCTTGCGAAATTCGCGCCTCAATTACCATGTCCGCGTCTCCTGAAAACGTTCGGAACTTCTCTCGCAATACATTGGCGATCTTGTTGCAATAGACACAAACTATCGGGTATTTGATAACGGTGCTGTGCTCCGCGAGATCCGCGGGAACGTTCTGAGCGATCACCTGTTGCGAAGCGATCGCCGGCAGGGTTATGCTTTGCTCGGCAGCCAGCGCTGCTACCGTGTCCGGGACCCCTCCGCTCGCCAGAAGAATTCCCACCAATTTATTCGTGCTTAATGTACCGATCTGCAGCACTCGCCTAGCCCCTTTCAATCAGCCGCTGATCTACCAGAAACCAGGTTGGCTGTTGACCCCGGCCCGGAGGAGCCCCTGCTTGCAGTGCAGCCGCTAACGTCCACGTGTTACCGACCGCGATTGGGCTGCTGTTCTGCAGGCTCGTCGCTTCCGGTGCTTCCCCGATGTACGCATTCCAACCCGTCGCGTTCGGCGGCGGATTAACTGCGGCAACCACCAATTGCTGCCCAGTGGACGTTGTGAGCTGAGCAGCCTCGCTTGCGCTTCCCGATTGTCCAGTCTGATTCACCCACGCAACTCCCACATAGTAAGTGGCTGCCGAGCCACTTCCGAAGATTGTAGTTAGTACCGGAAGAGCGGCCTTTGGGATAGGTCCCGAAACCAGTCCCACTCCGATCTGGAGGTAACTCTCCGCGGCATCCGCGGCGAGTTGCTCGTACTCGGCCCACTTTCCCTTATATCGATCGTTCAGTTGATTGTTGTACGCGTCCCGATACACCAATGCCAGCGTCTTAAGGGCATGCCAGCGGCGCAGAGGATCGGTAACAACCACGTCACCCACACCAATGGTTCGCCGATAAGTGACGGTCCACAGGACATCCGGCTGCCGGAACCGCCGCAGCAGAAACAGAATCAGCTCCGAGGCAATTTCGCCTTGCGCCAGTGCGCTTTTTCCCGCCAGATCTATCTGTTCGGTATTAGCGACCGTAAGAATAGCGTTCTCGTAGTTTTGAAGGTCAATCGCTTCATTGATCGGTCCATCCGTAAACAGGGCCATGGGAGTAACCAACCGTCAGCGCTTCTCCGGACGCGAAGCACTCTTGATAGCTCGAAAGTCAGCTTCCGACACCACGTTCACTTGTATCCGCTGCGCAACTGCCCGTTGCTCTGCTTCCTGCCTGGCCTGATCCACTGCACTGCGATGCTCTGCAACCTCCTCGGCGCTGGCCAGGCGCGCCCGCCCTTCCACGATTAGTTTCGCGGCAATGCCTCGCGGCACCTCGGATTTTTGTCCCGCTCGGCCGCCGTCCGGCGTCTCGTGGCTCACTACCAACACGTGTGGATCGGTAATTTCCTGCTCGATCTTCCGCAGTTTCTGATAGAACAGTCGTAAATCCATGTTTCTCCCTTGGGGTGGCGCAGGCGCTTTCGCCTGCGCGCTAGTTGGCACACAGCTCCTGTCGCGCCCTAACTATCCACTTGTACGCCGAAAGTGTTGCGGAGCACCGCCACCCCGTACAACACATCCACGGTGAATTGCTGCGCCAAGGTGTTCGGCTGATAGCTCATCACCACACGCAGTCCGAAGTTCCCCATCTCCGCATACTCGGCGATGGCACCAGTCCCGGGCAGTGGTTGAGGCAGTCTGCGGATGACCAGTCCGATCCCATCCCGCGAGAATGCAATGTTGTGAGTGGTTACCGGCGCACTGCCAGTCTTGGATACCAACTGCGACCGGAAAATGAAGAAGTCCTTCAGTTTGCCTACGGCGCCATCTACCAACGCGCGAAGTCCGGCTTCACCCGCCGAGTAATACTCGCTGAATCGCGGAATCTGTCGCAGTGCCGAGTAAGTGACAGGATCAACCACCAGGTACTTCCCGGCGCTGGCAGGCACCATGGCCTGGAACAATGAGGTCTCAGCCTGGTCTATCGTCGCCTCTGTGATAGCCATCCCCGGCAGGCCTACCACGGTGTTCGCCGTGAATTGCGAGTACAGGCCCAGAAGATCGGACTCGATTCGGTCGGCTAAGGCTACCACCGCCGGCTGCATGTATAACTTCAAAAGATCCGGTACCGCGAGAACTTTCGTCACGTCCGGAATTTGAAACGTCGCCTCCGCGTGGGTATTCAACACAATCTGTGCGTTTCCTAGGCTCGGGTTCTGAGTCTGAACCGTGCCCCCCTCCGCGATGTTATTAGCCACCAGAACCGGGGGAATCGGAACGTTGACAGTATCCCCGGAATGCGCCAATGTCGGCTCATAATCCCGATTGACTAAATTGCCCATCACCAGATTGGCGACAAGCGCTGGCAACGCATCCACTGCAACCAATTTGACTATCGCACTCGAAACATTTGCTGATGTAATTGCTGGCATCTTTTCTTCCCTTTCTTGTTCCTTTTACTAAGTTGCCCGGAGTTGCTCGTCTTTCGGACTGCTCCCCCAGCGCCTATTAAAGACCTCGCATCGCCTGGCTCGCTACCCGCGCAATCTCCTGCCGGGCCTTGTCCAAATCCTCGGCGCTCATGCCCGGCCGGATCTTATCCAGATCAATTCCCCCTCCACTCCCCGCTATCTTAGGCGCCGATCCCATCCCTGAGCCGCCGGTGATTCGCGCCGGTAGCAGCTCCGGATTTTCTTGCACGAACTGCGCCAGATATTCCCGCACCGAAACCTCGCCCTGCCCTCCCTTCGCAGTCAGCCGCCCGTCCTCTCCGCGTTGAATATCGTCTTTTACCGCACGATACGCTAAATCGACTTTGGCGACGCCAAGCCGCTGCAACTCCGACCGAATCGACACGCTACGCTCCGCCTCTTCCGCCATTTGCCGGCTGCGCTGGTTTTCCTGAACCAGGTCGTTCATTCGCCGCTCTAAGTCCTCACGCCGTTTGCGCTCGTCCAGCAATTCAGCCTTGTAAGCAGGCTCTGCTTTGCTCTGTTGGGCGCGCACAAATTCCTCGATCACCCCTTGAATAATTGGGCGCAGGTCCGTGCCATCGTTCTTCGGCTCTTCCATAAACCTCCTACCTTCCCGCTTTCGAAACACTGCCACTTACGGCTCCAAGCCGTGCCTTACCGCTTCACGACCGCGCCTTTACCGTTCCGCGAGCGTGCTTTACCGTTCCGCGAGCGCGCCTTACCGAGCCGCGACCGTAAGGGAGTCGGTGCCTTCTCTCAACTCCTAACTCTGTTGATCGATCTCCCGTCCGATCCTGTCTTTCACTTCCTGCCTCACATCACACAGGAATTGAAAAGCCAGCTTCTTGAACACTTGCTTCTGCAGTGTCGGCGATTTGATTCCTAGCTGCAAGAGCCTTTCCGCGTCATCCAGCTCCGTCCCAAAGTCGCCGATGTCGAATTCGTCCATGCCGGAGACATCGATGCTCAAGCCGTCTTCCCGCGCGGCGTCAATCGCTCGCAGCACGCGCTTCATGGCTTCCTTCACCGCATCGCCGTAGGCGCGCAGCACTTCTTGCGTAATCGCGTAGTCTCTTTGTTTGCTGAGTCCGGATTGCGCCGTGCTCCCCGAGAGCGCCGCTCCCGCGTGCGTGACATGACAAACTCGGTAGATCTCCTCTTGCAGCCGCGCCAGGTTGTCGGCCGCAATCTGGTAAACGTGACCCTCCGGCTCCGTCCATCCAAAGCGGTCTTGCGGACCGAGTTGGATGTAGTAAGACTCACCCATCACTTGGTTCCAGTCCCGTTCGGAATACACTACTGGCATGGCGAACAACCCCATCGTCAGAGCCCACCCCAAGGCATTCGACTTATTGAAGTGTTCCAGCTGCAGTGATCCCGCTTTGTTCACCAGCCAAAGCCCTTCCGACACTCGTAGCTCCACTAAAGGAACTCGTGCCTGCTTCGCCAACCCGTGCCGGCCCTCCGACACGACTTCGATGTGACCCGGCTCCGATCCCCGCTCTGACTGCTCGTAAATCCGGTAGTTCTCTTTGTCGTAATAAACCCAGCGTGTTAACTTTACCCACGCCGGATCTTCAATGTTTGTCTTCTTAAGGCTCTGCGTCCTGAGTACCACCCACTGATAATGACCGTGATCGTCGTAACTCCAGTTGATCAATTCATCCGCGGAGTAACTAACCAAGTACGCACGCGAAGCTCCCCGCTCATCCTCCTCGGCGCGCGTCCCTGCTGGACTGCCTAGCCGCGGAAAGTCGATCAGGACAAAGCTCTTCCCACTAACCAGTGCCTCGATGAATTGCCTCCGGAAGAACTCCGAAAGGTTGGCCCCCTTAAGATCGCAATCCTCGGTAAATTCAGCGAAAAAGCTCTTCGCGCGCTCGTTATTTCCCTCAAACGCTAATACCGGCTCCCGCCGAAAAAGCGTCGCCGCGTACCAGTCGACGATTGAGCCGATGTAATTCTCATAGAAGCTTCGGCTCAACCTCTCCGCGTACACATCGCCAGGTTCCTTCTGGCGGCGCACCAGGTACCGGTCGGCGTTCATCTTGAATTGCTCACCGCCCGAATATAGGTCCCGGTACTGCCGCCACATGGCGCGCTTATTCGCGAAGTCCGGATGCTCGTGATTGATATCGAAGCTCGTGCTGCCTTTGTTCATCTCGTCCCGTAATCTGTTAAATCAGCCGGTTGCCCTGCTCCCCAAATGCCACCGTCGGCCGGTACTCCTGCCATATCAAGTAACCCAGCGCGTCCGATAAGTGAGTCCTACTAGGATCCCTATCCTTATCAATCACTCCGCTGTCAGGCTTGAATGTCACTTCTTCAAAGTCCATGATCAGAGCCTTGCAACGCGGATCCGTGAATAAACTAACTTCTTCGCTCGCCGAGAACAGCTTGGCGTTCACCAGCGCTACTCGTTCCCGTACGCTCGGGTTACTCGCCGGAACTCGAAACTTAAGACTCCTATATGCCGTTCGCCGGAAATATTCCTTGATGATTTGATAGTCCGTGGTTCCCGCGGTCTGTAACCGCTGCCCCGACGCGTCGCCGTAAATCACGATTCCCGCTTGATGATTCGGATATCTCTCATGGAACTCCTGGCACGCTTCAGTAGTGCTGGCCCGGCTCAATACAATCTCGTCCAAAACCAGCACCTCGTCTCCGTTTCTCTGCGCCACTATCGAGCTCATCGGATCCACGTTGAAATCCAGCGCCCAAAACAGCGGCAACCTCGGATCAACTTCCATCACCTTCACGTTTCGCGCCCGGTTGAACCCCCGGTAAACCACCCCGGCCTGGACGTTCAAGTACTCGCCCAGCACTTCTTGATCGAAAAACCTCGGATCGTAGCTGCTCTTCAGCCGATCGTAAAAATCCGGTACCTTGTCCAGGACGTACCGATTCTCGAAAGCCTGCGCGAGGACCACCTCGTACCCATCTACGCGATTCCGAATAAACCGGCGATGCACCCAATCGAAACCCTTGGGCGTCCAAACCGCGAAGCCGCATAGCCGCGACCCCTTGGGATCCCTCAGACGCCCCTCCAACCGCAACCACGCTTCCTCAGCCGTGTAAGTCAGCTCGTCCAACCCGAACCACGCCAGGTTAGTGCCCCGCAGCCTTTCAAAATCGTCCACCGCGCGAAAATAAATCCTCGAACCGGTATCCTTCATCACCAATACCGATTCGGCCTTATTGAACGCGTGAGGCAGACCGTTCGCACTCACAATCTCCAGAAAACTAGTCAAAGTCGCGTCACGCAACATCGGGTAAGTCGGTGCGCCAACTAATCCCTGTCTGCCCGGATTCAAGTAACTAAGCCGAATCGCTTCCTGGCACAGCGCCTGGCTCTTCCCGGATCCGATCGGGCCCGAGAAACCCTTGAACCTTGCCATTGAGCAGTGAAACTTCCACTGCGAGGGCAGCGGGCTATACTCTATTTCACGCCGCTTTGTCTCTCCGGCCCGTCTCTCCACGTAACAATGACCTCCGCCGGTTGCTCCTCCTGCTCTAACTCACGTTGCAATTGGATTAACCGGATGAAGTCCGCCAGCGTGACTTTCGTCTTCTCCGAGTCAAGCTCTCTTTCAATTCTCGAAAGTAGGGACGTGATCAGTTCCTTGCGGCTCTTCGTCGCCTCCGGGCGTTTGCTTTTCCGCGGAATTTCGCGCAAAGGAAAACCCTGCACCTTCGTCCCTCGTGGCATTGCAAATCCCCAAAAAATCGGGGCGCCCCTTTCGGAAGCGCCCCAAAACAACTCTCTCCTGCACCAAACTTAGCAGCGGGATACTAACTCTAATCGCGAGTATCCGCCAAGCAATTGAAAATGCTATGCAGATTTAGGCGAATTTGTCGTCATCGTTTCGTTTCCAGCCTCACTGCCCCGTCGTCGAACCCTCCTTTACGCCGCTCGCAGCGTGTTTCTTGTCGATCCAAACCGCTAACTCCCTCAAGACCACATTCGCAACCACTACCGTAACCGCAGCCAGCGCCGGCAGAGCCCGTTCTCCTGCCCCCACCAGCGTCCCGATCGCCGCCGCGCACCACATTGTCGCTGCCGTGTTCAGTCCCCGCACGTGCAGCCCATCCCGCATGATCATGCCCGCGCCAAGAAACCCAATGCCCGGCAGTATCTGCCCCACAATGCGATCCGGAGTTCCAAATGTCTGTGCCATCATCACGAACATCGCTGACCCCATCGCCACCAACGCGTTGGTCTTCAATCCACCCTCGTGATTCCGGACCTGCCGCTCCAACCCGATCAGCGCTCCCAACCCCAGCGCCAGAAACAATCGCACAACAAATTGAATTGGTGCCAACGCTTCATGTTGCATGTCAGTACCCACCATCCCTCGTTTTCTTCGCTCAGCCGCGTGTCATGCACGGGCCCCCGTACTGAACCGCGACCGTAAGGGAGTCGGTACTCTGGAAGAACTTTTCAATCAGACGATCTAGAGCCTAACCGCTCGCCAGCCCCCTCAGGTTCCACCCGCAGATCTTGCTGCCCTCCAGCTTGTCGCCCCCCGGCCCCGCCCAATGTGTTTCCAGACTCAAGTACCCCGCATATCCATCCTTCAGCAACGCCGCGATCTGGCCCTTCCAATCGATTGCCCTCGTCCCGAGCGGCCCCCAAATCGGCGTGTGCCCTTCCATATGACAATCCTTCGCATGTACATGTAAGATCCGATCCGGCGGCAGCAATCCATAACCCAGCGGAAAAGCATTCTCTCCCGACACATACGCATTAGCGGGATCCCAAACCACCCCTAAGTTCGAATGTTTTAAACAATCCAGCACGCGCCGCGTCTCTGCACCCGTGGCAATATTGCAGGCGTGCTCGTTCTCCAAGCCAATCGTCAAACCGTGCCGCGCAGCCTTCTCAGCAAGTTGGCCGAGCTCCTTTACCACCCTTTCAAAGCAAGCTTCCGGCTGAACCACCCGCCAGAAAGAAAACACGCGGATGATCTTGGCCCCAAGTTTCTTGGCAATAAAGAACGCACGTTCCGCCAGGCGCGGTTGATCTTCGAACGTGTGCTTCGCCGCGAAAACATCGTGCTGAAACCGGCTGTCCACTGGCGGTGAATCCGGCAGTAGACACTTGAACAACGGAGACGCAATCGAGATCACCCGGAGTCCGCGCACAGCTTCAGCCACCCGGTCCAACTCCTCGTCCGACAAATCCATGATGTTCTTCCCGAATATCACGCGCAGTTCCACCGCACTCATCCCGATCTCTTGCATCGCCTTGAGCGCGATCTCGAGATCCGGCGAGAACTCGTCAGTAATTGCCGCTATGGGAATCTTCGGCGTCATCTAATCCACAAGTGGCTTGATCAGGCGCAGCGCCGACCGAGTATTGTATTCCCTTCGGTAACGCTCATGCACCGTGTCCTCCGGGAAATGCTCGTCCGGACGATAAGGATACGCGCTCATCGCATGGAACGGCAGTGGCTCAACGGTCTGAGAAAATGCCGTGTTAGCATCGCGGTCTTTTGCCCAGCCATCCACCTTCAAGATAAACTCTCTCTTCCACCCGGGCTTCAAGCCAGGCAACGCATCCGCGCGATACTGCAGTCGCACTTCGTCGCCTGAACCTAGAATCGTGAACCTATCGTCCACGCTCTCCAGCAGTTCCTTCACATCTCCGTAGCGCGTATAAAGCCCAGGCGTGGGATTCCAGGTCGACGCCGCTCCCACTCTTGCGTAAATGAATTCCTCCGGCTGTTTCCGCTCAGGATCGATCTTCGTCGCTGAGAACCCTCGGAATCGCAGCTCTCCAGACACCGCCGGCACCCGGCTTATCACCGCCTCTGGCGCCTCTACATCATTACCAAGAAAGATCTCGTCCCAGTACACGCATAGATTCGTGACGATTCGAACCTCCCGCGATTCCGAGAGAAACTTACCCGAAAGATCCACGGCAATCGTCTTCGGTTTGCCATCCGGCATCCCCATGTCTTGAATCACCGTCTTCCAATTCCCCGCCCCATCCTTCACCTGAAGATACGGGGGGATCAATCCCTCCTTGGTCTCCTGCGCGGCCGCGAGAA